CGACATGTGCATTAAGTTCAAGAAGGTTTTCAAAAAGTACATTTAACAAAAGAAGCTCCGGCGGCTGAAGCAGCTGTCGGAGCTTTTATCATAGAACAAATACAGTTTGAACACCCTTGCGGGCAGCATAGTCGACGGTGTTTTTTGTGCCGCCCTTCTCTCCCGTGTAGGCGGCGATCAGACGCGCCGAGCGGTCGACCATCCATTCATTTCGGATTTGGTAGCAGCCACGGTGGTAGTGTTCGCAGACATACTTTACAAGATCGGCAGCAGCCAAGGCATCGTGGTAGCGCTGCTTCCAGTCATCGTCCCACGACTTCTCAAAACCCTCGTAAGGAACAGCGGCAATAAGATGGATCGGGTGTCCTTCCGCTTTCAGACGCAGGACAATTTCAGCAGCCCAGATATCGACACCCCACGCCATACCGGAAATAAAAGTAACGAAACCATCAGCAATGGCTTCGCGGATTTTTGCTTCCAGCGCCGCGATCACGACGGATTCGGGCTGGTGTAGCTTATGAGGCCGATGGCCAGTAAAACATGCGCGATGCAGGCGCAATTCAGATTCGGTAGGCATAGAATAATCACTCCTTCATTATATGGATATAGAGTATCACCAAAACTTGTGATACGACTTCCACCTCTTCGCTATAACGGTATCACCAAGAATGGGGATATAATATAGTAAAGAAATGAGGTGGTTTTGTGGACATTACGAAAAGGCTGATTGAGCTGCAGCAGCGTTACGGCTGGACGGATTACAAAATCGCCAAAGAAGCTGGGCTTTCACCTAATACGGTTTCGAATATTTATCGCAGAGGCAATACGCCCAGCATGGTGACGCTGGAAGCCATCTGCAAAGCATTCAATATCACAATGGCACAGTTTTTCGCAGAGGACGATATGGTGGAACTCACACCAGAGCTGCGAGAACTGTTCGATAGGTGGACTGCTCTGACCGATGAGCAGAAGGCAGCGCTTTGGCAGATCATCAAGACATACGAATAACGCGAACACAAATAAGGGCTTCGGCCCTTATTTTTTTGCTCTTCTATCGTAAATTATGGGGATAGTCCATCACCATATTATACTACAATGCGCTATAATATACAAGCGCCGTCTCCAAAAAAGCTCGTGAGGCTGCCAGAAAAAGTTTTCTGGCGGCCTTATTTATGGGCTGGAAGGAGGTGAAAAGGATGAAAAAAGTTCAAATTGACCCTGCAACGCAGCAGCGCAACCCATCAAGGAAGCAACTGCGGAATGCCAAGATCAAGCAGAAGCTGACACAGCAAGTCGAAGTACAGGTCATACCGGCACTGGAAGACATGGAAGGATATGAAAAGCGCAAGCCCCGCGTGTGCGCCTACTGCCGCGTCAGTACTGATATGGACACGCAGGCACTCAGCTATGAGTTGCAGGTGCAGAACTACACAGAGTACATTACAGGCAATCCCGATTGGGAGTTCGCTGGCATATACGCGGACAGAGGCATATCGGGAACATCGCTGAAGCACCGCGAGGACTTCAAGCGAATGATCGCAGACTGCGAGGCTGGCAAAATCGATCTGATCGTAACCAAAGCGGTAACGCGTTTCGCCCGTAATGTAGTTGACGCAATCACCACAGTCAGAATGCTAAAGTCGCTGGATCCACCCGTTGGTGTGTACTTCGAAACGGAGCGCATCAACACGCTGGACACCACCTCGGAAACATACCTCGGACTAATCAGCTTGTTCGCACAGGGCGAATCGGAATCGAAATCTGAAAGTCTGAAATGGTCATACATCCGCAGGTGGAAGCGCGGCACCGGCATTTACCCATCATGGAATCTACTCGGCTATGAGATAGACGAAGAAGGTAAATGGGCGATCGTGGATGCAGAGGCCGAACTGGTGCGGATCATATATGAGATGTACATAAACGGCCATTCCTCCCCGCAGATCGCAGAGATACTGACGCGCAGCGGAATCCCCACGGCAACCAATAAACCAGTATGGAGCAGCGGCGCGGTGCTGGGGATCCTGCGAAACGAAAAATACTGCGGCGATGTCCTATGTCAGAAGACGATGACCTTGGATGTGTTCACCCATAAGGCCGTTAAGAACAGAGGACAGAAAAAGCAGTATTTCATCGAGGGACACCACGAAGCCATTATTGATAAAGAAGACTGGCTTCTGGTGCAGAAGCTCATCAGTGAGCGGTACTACTGTAGAAATCGACGGCGCAGACGACCGAAAATCATGGTCAAGGGCTGCCTGTCGGGCTTCACCTTGATTGATTTAGAATGGGACGATGACGATATCGCCTCCATCTTCTGTCCCGCAAAAGAGACCGCGTCGGAGGCAGGAGCATCCGACAACATTGAGATTATTGAAATTAAAGGAGAGTAATTACCATGTCCGTACTTGAAAAATTTAAGCTCGTAGAGCTGATCACCACCCGTACCGATGCCGTTGCCACTTTCATCACTGGCAACCAGATTAAGTTCAACAGCGCCACCCATGTCGATCTGGGCTACCCCGCATACATCCAGCTGTTCGTTGACGAAAAGGGCAAGCAGTTTGCCATCAAGGCCTGCAAGGAGAATGACCCCAACGCTATGAAGTTCTCCAAGCCCGCTGGTGAGCAGCGTTACCCGATCAAGATCACCTGTGCCCCCGCAGCAAACGCGGTGCGTAAGGTTATGGAGTGGACGCAGGAGCAGAGTATGAATGTCCCCGGCGCAATTTTCGCTGACGAAGGCGTTATCATTTTTGCGCTGGAGCAGGCGTTCCCTCCTGTTCCTAAGGGAGGCGGCTGGGCAATCAAGCGCCAGCGCGACGCGGAAGCTGCAGCAGCGGCAACCGAAGCGGAAGATACTGACGAATAATATTATAGCATAACCCCGTGGCACCGTGTGGAGCAATCCGCGCGGTGCCTTTCTTTTTACATGCAGGTGTCACGGATTTGCGACACCTGAGACCGATGAGGGATTTTCTGCTGCAAAGCTATTGACGGCTGACCCGCATGTGAGTATAATAAAAACTGTAAATGGAACATTTGTTCAAGATAGCCCCAAAGGAGGCAAACACATGCGTACAAAGAATCCCGAAACTTTCAAAGCGATTGAGGAATTCGTAAATGAATACACCGAGAGACACGGTGTATCCCCCACGGTGCGTGAGATCCACGCAGGCATCGGCTTGGCAGTCGGTACCGTTTCCCGCTACCTGTCCTATATGCGAGAGAACGGAATGATCGACTATAATGGTTGTCGCAACATTACCACTCGTGAGGCGAAAATCACCAAGCGCGAAACCACCAGAGTCCCCGTTCTGGGTGCAGTTTCCTGTGGTGTCCCGAAATTCGCAGAGGAAAACATCGAGGAATATGTACGACTGCCTGTTGCGCTGTTCGGCAAGGGCGACTTTTTCATCCTTCGAGCCAACGGTGATTCAATGATCGAAGCCAATATCGATGACGGCGACCTCGTCGTGATCAAGCAGCAGAACTACGCTGAACCCGGCCAGATCGTTGTTGCGCTCATGGATGACGAAGCAACGCTGAAGCGGTACTACCCCGAACCCGAAAAACGCAGGGTGCGTCTCCACCCCGAAAACAGTACCATGCGAGACATCATCGTAAAGGATTGCATTATACAGGGCGTGGCTGTTAAGGTGCTGAAGGACTTGGTTTAACCATTTGCAGAAAGCGAGGTAATTATGAAATCATACGATGCCAAATGCCCGATTTGTGGCACAGTCAATCATAATCTCTACCTTGAGGAAACTCACGGATGGATGGAATGCGAACACTGTAAGCAGACCGTACAGGTGCTGAAGTTCGCAGCAGATAAGAAAGTACCTCTCTACACCCCCCAACAGCTGGTTGCCTGCTTCGCTGCAGTGACTTGAACGGCGGTGTAAATCACAAAGGAGTTGCAGCGAATGAATAGAGTGGAAGACTGGGTTCCATTCTCATGGCATTGCGTCAACTGCGGAAATATAGTCACCGGCTTTCGTAACAGCCGAGGCGATATCAAGGTTGAATGCAAAAGATGTCAAACAGCCATGATACGAACCCTAAAGACCCCGAAGCACGACATCATTAAGGTGTACGCGCCAGAGGGCATGGAGCGAATACAAAACTGAATAGCGACACTGGTGAGCAGACGGTTTGGCGGCATTGGGCGTAAGACCACTACCAAGTCACCCACCAGAATTGTCTTGAAAAGCTACGCGACGGAGCGGCAGCGGGAGTAACATCCGACAGTCATAAGACCGTGTCCAGATCAATAGCAGCGATGAGTGAAAGATAAAGCCATCGACAAGGCAGTTACTATCCTACGGGATAGGACTGTTTTGTCGGTGGCTTTTTTTGTTGCCCAAAACGGCAGAAAAATTTTTCGAAAAACTTTTTTGAAGTGGCAATTAGGTTGCCAGTTCGTTTTTTACCATTTAACCAGCAAGAGACGAAAGGAGGTGCAGAACATGCAGAGCGCGTTAGATCGCAGACAGATGATACTGGAAGCGCTGAGCGACAGACGGCAAGAAACCGTTGAGAACTTGGCGGCAGAGTTCGGTGTCAGCAAACGCACCATTCGATATGACATTGAAATACTCGGCTGTTCTGCACCCATCTACACAGTGCAAGGTGGCGGCGGTGGCATCCGTGTCGCGGACGGATGGTATGTAGGCCGTCGATACCTTCGCAGTGAGCAGGAGCAGCTGTTGCGTGAACTGATGGACGGACTGCAGCCGGATCAGCAGAAAACCATGCAGAGCATCCTTTCAGCTTTTGCTATGCCAAAGGTAAAGGAGTCAAAGAATTGAACGCAGTAAGAGACGGAAACCACATTCGCATCTACAACGCCTTCATGATCAAAGAGAGCATCAAAGAGATCGACGGCAGATTTTATGACGCAGATGACAAAGCGTGGTTGGTACCGTTCAGCAAGGAAAACGCTGCGCTGCTTGGGCTTCTGGGTGTGACGCTGGGCGACGGCCTCATGGAAGCCGACGATCAGCAGGAGCAGCACGAACCCGAAGAACCGCTCATTCCGATGCCGATCAAGGCGACGCCTTATCAGCACCAGATCAGAGCATATAACTTCGCGCTTCGGCTGTTCGGGATCGGAGGTGCCGTATGACAGTCAAATGTGACCAGTGCGGCAAGGCCATCACCCGCAGCAGACCCAGAGAGCATAACTTCTGCTGCGTGGAGTGCCGTAATCGCTGGAACAGTCAGCATGTAGATTACGCAGCATTATCACGCGGACACAGAGCGCAGCACCTCACGGAGCTGAACAAAGAACGCAATCCCCACTGTCGCGTTGCAGAACGCGGCAAGCCCAATTCCAAAAAAGCCCGCAGGATCGCAGAGGAATACCTCGGCAGGCCGCTGCAGGCAGGAGAAGTCGTTCACCACATGAACGGCGACGCAACGGACAACGATACCAGCAACCTGCTCATCATGACGGACAGAGAGCATAAACAGCTCCACATGTTCTTGGCCATGGAGCAGATGGAAGGCGGTGACGGCGATGCAGAGTAAAGGATGCGCCTACCTCATGGATATGGGTACCGGCAAGACGATCACCACGATCGCAGTGGCGGGTACGCTGTTCAATACCGGCAACATCAAGAGACTGCTGGTCGTTTCCCCGAAATCCATCGTACAGGTCTGGCAGCAGGAGTTCGATAAGTTTGCGGCATTCCCATTTTCCATCGCAGTGCTGGATGGTGACGGTAACAAGAAAATCGACACTATTCGACACATGGACAGCTTCGGGCTGTCGGTAATCGTGGTCAACTACGAAAGCTGCTGGCGACTGGAGGCAGAGCTCGCGCGATGGAAGCCCGACATGATCGTCTGCGATGAAAGCAGCAAGATCAAGAATCCGCAGGCCAAATGCTCCAAAGCGTTGCACCGGCTCGGCAAAGCCAGCAGGTACAACCTCATTCTGACCGGCACACCGATCACTAACAGCCCGCTGGATTTCTTCAGTCAGTACAAGTTCCTCGACGAAAGCATCTTCGGCAGTACCTTCTACGGATTCCGCAGCAAGTATGCCATTCTCGGTGGATACCAGAATCACCAGATCATCGGATACAAGCATCTGGCAGAACTGGTAGAGCTGGCGCATAGCGTGGCGTTCCGTATTCGTATTGACGAAGCGGTAGAGCTGCCCGAATTCGTGGAAGAAATCCGACCCGTCAAGCTGGAGAAAAAAGCCCAGCAGATCTACGACGGCATCGATAAGGACAGCTTCGCAGAACTGATGAGCGGTGAAGTTACAGCGCGAAATGTGCTGACCCGACTGCTCCGACTCTCCCAGTGTACTGGCGGCTTCATTCGTGATGATGAAGGCGGCGTGGTACAGGAGGTCAGCAAAGCAAAGCTGGAGGCGCTGGAAGACATCATCGACGAATGCATGGAGCAAGGCAAAAAGGTCGTGGTCTTCGCCCGCTTCGTGCCAGAGATCGACAGCATCGCAAAAATGCTGCAGAAGAAGAAAATCGGGTACGCGCTGATCAAGGGCGATGTAACCGACCGTGCCGAGCAGGTGGATGCATTCCAGAATGACCCCGACACCAAGGTGTTCATCGGCCAGCTGCAGACCACAGGCATGGGACTGACGCTGACGGCAGGCACCGTGGCGGTGTACTACTCACTGGATTTCAGCTATGCCAACTATGAGCAGTCGCGGGCGCGAATCCGCAGGATCGGACAAACCAAGCGCGGGGTGTATATCCACCTCGTATGCAAAGACACCATCGACGAAAAGGTCATGGCAGCACTGAAGCAAAAAGCCGATGTTTCCAAACTACTCGTCGACGATTACAAGAAACTCATCGGAGGATAACGATATGGAAGAAAAACGCATGTTAGAACTGGCCGACAGGCTGGTAGAACTCAAGGAAAGCAAGGCTGCAACGGAGGCGCAGCTCTCTGCTATCAACGGTGACATCGAAGCTGTACAGGAACAGCTGGTCGCCATTATGACCGAGCAGGAATGCAGCGGCTTCAAGCGCGGCAATAAGAACTTCAGCTTGGTGGTGACCGCGCTGCCTTCCCCCGTGGTGGAGTGCAAGGCAGAACTTTGGGAGGTCATGAAGGCCAACGGCTACGAAGGCCTCTTCACCATCAACAGCCGTACCTTGCAGAGTACGGTTAAGGAACTCATCGAAGCAAACGATGGCGTCCTTCCCGATTGGCTCGACGGGTTAATGAGAGTCGCAGAAAAAGCAACCGTTCGCGTAACCAAATCTACGAAATAAGGAGAACAGCAGATATGAGCAACGAAATGATCATTAAGGAAAACAGCGGCTACCTCGCCGCAGCAATTAACCTCGGAGACTTGTTCAGCGAGGAAATGGACGGTCTGACCCCGACCTTCGACCGCATCAAGATCCCCGCAGGCGGTGGTATCAGCTACGAAGTACCGGGCGACGATCCCAGCAATCCCGACTCCGTCAAGGAGTTCAAGGCGGTCATCCTGTATCACCATCCCATCCACAGCTACTACAAGGAAAAGTTCACTGGCGGCAACAATCCTCCCGATTGCGGCAGCATGGACGGCAAGATCGGCGTGGTGGCAGAGACTGGTGAATGCAAGAACTGCGGCAGCTGTCCCTACGCCAAGTTCGGCAGCGGTGATAACGGCGGCATGGCTTGTAAGCAGAAGCGCCGCGTGTACATTCTGCGCGAGGGCGAAATCCTCCCCGTCATCCTCACCGTTCCCACTGGATCGCTGAAGGAGTTCACCAAGTATGTGACCCGTCTTCTCCAGAAGGGCAAAAAGACCAACAGCGTGGTTACCAAGTTCACGCTGAAGAAGGTGCAGAACAGCACCGGCATCACCTTCTCGCAGGTGGTCTGCAGCGTGGATCGCGCACTCAACCCCGATGAGCAGCAGAACATCAATGCTATGAGCGAACAGGTCAAGGCATTCGCTGGCCATGTTGCCATCACCGACGCGGAATAAGAATCTGACTGGGGCGGCGGTACGCTGCCGCCCCTCTCTATGATACAGGAGGACAATATGCAAGATTACAAGACTATCCGAAGCGTCGAGGAAATCGACGCATATCTGGGCAATGCCACTGTGGTCGCATTCGACTTTGAGACGGCGGCTACCGATGAATACAGAGACGAAGATATGAGCGCACTGGACGCGCACAAAGCGGATATCGCTGGCATTTCCGTTTCCGTGGCGGCAGGCACTGCACGATACATCCCGCTCCGACATCGCGTCGGCCAGAATGCAGATGTGGAAACGGTCATGGCATACCTGCGTTCCAGACTGTTCAACAGCAGCAGGATCGTAAAGATCGCCCACAATCTCTCATTTGAAGCAATGTTCCTGTACAAATATGGCATCGTCATACAGGAGCCGGTATACGACACCATCGTGGCATCGCAGCTGACGCTGAAGAATGATTATGAGTTCCGCGAGCTTTCGGACAGCGGTCTGAAGAAGCTGGTGCCGTACCTTTACAGCGTTGAGCTTCCCACCTTCGAGGAAGTGGTCAAGGGCAGATTCTTCGATGAACTGGATCCCGACGAATGGAACACCTGCAGATACGCCTGCGCGGACAGCGACTGGACACTGCAGCTATATCACACCTTCAACGAATGGTTTGACTACAACATTCCCCGCCATCGTTTCATCTGCGAGGAAATCGAAAGCCCCACTGCGGTGTACACCGGCATGATGAAATACAACGGTGTCGGCGTGGATGCAGCGCTCATGGAGAAAAAGCGACTGGAGGCCGAGCAGAAGATCATGGAGCTGCGCGAAAAGGTACTCATGGTGACCGGCGATATCGATATCGGCACCAACTGCAGCACCGCAGCGTTCAAGGCGTTTCTGTATAAAACAGAAGGTCTCCCCGTATTGAAGACAACGGCAAAGTTCCAAGATGCCGCCGACGATCAAGCGATGCAGCTGCTCATGGCGTACTGCAAAAAGGCGCGTCCCGAACTGGTACCGTTCTTTGAGACAGTGCAAGAGCTTCGTAAATGGACGAAGATCAAAAGCACCTACATCGACGGATACCAGAAATGCATCAATACGGCCACCGGCAGAATTCATCCCGACCTCATGCCGATGGGTACCGATACAGGACGCTTCGCTGCAAGAAAGCCCAACTTGCAGAACATGCCCCGCAAAGGTGGCGACCCGATCGGTGTCAGACAGTTCATCGTGGCAACACCCGGCAGCAAATTTCTCGACTTTGACTTCTCGCAGATCGAGCTGCGCGTGGGTGCATTCTACTGCAGAGATGAAAAGATGATGGAAACATACCGCAGCGGCGGCGACATCCACGCCCAGACCACATCGGTCATTTTCAATATCCCGATCAGTGAGGCCGTGGATAAGGACAACCCCGATTACAAAGAGCGCCGCACCATCGCCAAGAATGTGAACTTCGGTACATTCTACGGCCTGTTCCCCAGAGGACTACAGCAAACGCTAAAGTTCAAGGCGGGACTGGATAAGCCCGTCTCCGACTGCGAGGCAATCATCGCCAACTTGAAGGCAGGCTATCCTGCTCTCACAGAATGGCAGCAGGCCACGATACGCAATGCACGACTGGATGGGTACAGCGAAACATCTTTCGGCAGACGCAGATACCTTCCCAATATCAATAATCGTGCTGACTGGGGCAAGCGCAGTTTCGCAGAGCGCTGCAGCATGAACACTCCCATCCAAGGTACCGCAGCAGAGATTCTAAAGCTGGCAATGAAGAAGCTGATCGCAGAGCTGGCAACCCGTCCGTACATTCGACCCATTCTGCAGATTCACGATGAATTGCTGTTCGAGGTGGACGAAGGACACGAAGACGAAGCAATCCGCATTATCCGCACCGCTATGGAAGCGCAGCCCTTCGCAGAGTTCGATATCCCGATTGTGGCAGAGGGCGAACACGGATACTGCTTCGGCAAGCTGGAAGGTCTGGAGGTGGAGTGATGTTTCGCAACAGTGAAGGATATGCGGATCCCACCGCAGGCGCTGCATTCGCCAACATCGGCAGAGAGCAGAAAAGACAGCAAAAAGCAGCGGACTATACAAGAACGATAGTGACACGCAGACCCAAGGTATATGTGGTTTCAAAGTTCGCTGGTGACATCACCGGCAATGTAAAACTTGCCAGACGGTACTGCCGCTTCGTCGCATCGAAGGAGCGGATACCCGTAGCAAGCCATCTTATGTACCCGCAGTTCCTTAATGACAATAACCCGAAGGAGCGCGAGTTGGGATTGCTTTTCGGTCTGGCGTTATTAAGAAGCTGTGCAGAGGTTTGGTGTTTCGGTACTGACATCTCCGCAGGCATGAAGCAAGAGTTGGAAGAAGCGGCGCGTCAGCATAAGACGGTACGGTTCTTCACGACCGAGATGGAGGAAATCAATGAAGTTACTGGATGAAGCTTTAAGATACGCGGCGGCGGGAATCCCAGTGTTCCCGCTCCACTGGGTCAAGCAGGACGGCAACTGTTCCTGCAGACAGGGCGCGATGTGTGCTGCAAAAGGAAAGCACCCGCGCATCAAGAACTGGAACGAAGAAGCAACAACCGACGCAGCAAAGATCAAGGCTTGGTGGGAAAAAGCGCCCTCGGCAAACATCGGTATTCCGATGGGTGAAAAAAGCGGCCTCGTTGCCTTGGATGTAGATACCCGCCACGGTGGTGAAGGCAGTCTGGCAATGCTTATGGATGAGCATGAAATCCTGCCCGACACGATCACGGCGACAACTGGCGGTGGCGGCAAGCATTATATCTTCAAATATACGGAGGAATTGTGTCTCAAAAATGTAGTGGGATTCCGTGACGGTCTCGACATCCGCACACAGGGCGGCATGATCGTAGCAGCACCCAGCATCCATCATAGCGGCAATCAGTATGCGTGGGACAGCGGCAAGTCACCCTTCGATATGCAGGCAGCGGACATGCCCGCGTGGCTGGTGGAGGAAATCCGCAAGGTCGGTACCAAGTTCACAGTCAGAAAGAAGGCAGCAGATCCCGCTCCACGCAAGAAGATCTCCGAAGGCGGTCGCAACAATCATCTGACATCTCTGGCAGGTGCGCTGCGCCGCAAAGGCATCGGTGAAGAAGGCATCATCGCAACACTTCGCGCCGAGAACAGAGATCGGCTCGACCCGCCACTGGACGATGAAACGGTGGTGGCAATTGCCAAGAGCATTACCCGCTATCAGCCCGAAGCAGAGAGCATGGAATACAAGCTGACCGATGTTGGCAATGCAGAGCGCTTCGTGGCCATGTTCAAGGATCAAGTGAAATACTGCACCATCTACAAGAAATGGTTTATCTGGAACGGCAAGCGCTGGGAACAGGATGACACAGGTAAGATCATCACCTATGCAATTGAGTGCGTCCGCAACATCATCCACGACGCTGATTTACTCCCCGATGGAGATAGGCGCAAGGCACTGATTCAGCATTCGCTGAAATCGGAATCCAACAGCCGATTGAAGGCACTGCTGGACATTGCGTCGGGCATGCCCGCAATCACGGTACGCAGCGAAGATTTGGATCAGAATGTGTGGTTGCTGAACTGCCAGAACGGCACAATTGATCTGCGGACAGGTAAACTACAGCCCCACAATCCCAAGGATTTCATTACAAGGATCTGCGCTTCGGAATACAATCCCGCTTGCGCCATCCCGCTGTGGATGCAGCTCATGGAGAAAATCACAGGTGGCGACAAAGAGTATATGCGCTACATCCAGAAAGCACTGGGATACGCACTGACCGGCGACATCTCCGAACAGGCAATCTTCATACTGTACGGTACCGGCAGCAACGGCAAAAGCACGATGCTGAACATCTTCGCAGCACTGCTGAACGGATACGCACAAAGCACCTCATCGGATACCTTCATGCAGAAGAAGAACGAATCGGTCAATAATGACATCGCCCGTCTGAAGGGAGCGCGTTTCGTATCTGCGATTGAAATGGAGGAAGGCAAACGCATGGCAGAGTCGCTGATCAAATCCATGACTGGTGGCGACAAGCTGGTAACGCGATTCCTATACGGTGAGTTCTTCGAGTATGTTCCACAGTTCAAGGTGTTCCTTGCGGTCAATCATAAACCCATGATTAGGGATACAACAAAATCGATTTGGCGTCGCATTAAGCTCATGCCGTTCACCAACACATTTACGGAACAGGAACGAGATAAGAACTTCCCTGCAAAGATCATGGCAAAAGAAATGTCTGGGATACTGGCATGGGCAGTACAGGGTTGCCTGTTGTGGCAGCAAGAAGGGTTAATAGAACCCGATGTTGTAGCTATAGCAAACCGTGAATACAAAGAAGAAATGGATTCGTTTTCCCACTTCTTTGAAGAATGTTGTGTGGTGCGCGATGGTGCAAGGGTTTCCAATAAAATGCTTCGTGCCAAGTACGATGAGTGGTGTGTTGAAAACGGTGAACATCGGCTCACGCAACGGCCATTCAGTCAGAAACTATTGGAACGCAGTTTCAGCAAGCGACGCGGTGCAACGGGTAGCTACGAATGGCATGGATTTACCTTGCGCGGTGAAGCCAGCAGATTGTAATACTGAAGGAATGGACAAAACTGGACTTTTTTCGCGAAACTTTTTCTTATAGCTCCTTATACGCGACTTTTTAAGAAAATCATTCAGAAAGGTTCAGTTCTTCAGTAAAAACATAAAATCCCTTTCAAATGGTCTTTTGGGAAAGGGGTTATCGGGGGAAACAACCATGAAGGAATCGCAGCTGATACAAAACATACGGAAATACCTCGCATCCCTGCCAGAATGCTTTTTCTGGAAGGAACACGGCGGCCAGTATGGCACCGCAGGCATTCCCGACATCATCGTCTGTTACAAAGGACGGTTTATCGCGCTGGAGGCAAAGGTCGGCAAAAATCAGCCGACCCGCCTGCAGGCAGCGACCATCGACCAGATCAGACGCGCAGGCGGCATCGCCTGTGTCGTCCGATCGGTGGATGAAGTCAAAGAAATAATGAACAACGCTTAAAACGCATCGAAGAATCGACGCCTCAAGAGAAATCCATTTTCGGAGGTTTCGGTTATGACCGCAAAAGAGTACCTTTCCCAGACTTTCCATCTGGATCACCGCATAGACAGCAAAATAGATCAGATTGCATCACTTAACGCACTGGCCACCAAATGCACTTCTGCAATTACAGGAATGCCGCACAATCCCAGCTCCAGCCAATCCACTATGGCAGATGCCGTCTGCAAAATCGTCGATTTGCAGGAGCTTCTGAAAAAAGACCTTTCTGCACTGGTCGATTTGAAGCGCGAAATTATGGGTGTTATTAACGGCATCGAAAATGACGAATATAAGACGCTTTTGGAAAAGCGGTATTTGTGCTTCCAGACATTTGAGCAGATAGCGGTGGATTTGCACTACAGCATTGAGTACACCTTCCGACTCCACAAAAAAGCACTTGAAAAAGTGGAAATTCCCGAAAGTGTACAGTAAAGTTCATAGAATGTCATACGGCAAGTATGGTATCATTATAATGGACACAGAGAATACAGAACGGCCTCCACAGGGACACCCCTGCGGGGGCTTTTCTATTGGAGGAAATATGGGATACAGGAAAGTCACCTATACAGAGCAGCTGTGGTACATCATCAAATACAAGCTGCAGCAGGTGTTCCGCAGAAGGAAGTGATCACCCATGCCAAGGAAGCCCAAGACACCATGCAGATACCCCGGCTGTCCAGAGCTATGTGATGGATCATACTGTGAGAAGCACCAACCCCTTATAGACCACGACTATAACACCCGCCACAGGGACAGAGAAGCCAGCCGCTTCTACTCCTCCGACAGATGGAGGAAGCTACGCGCGGCCAAGCTGTCCCGCACCCCCTTGTGTGAGGAATGTGCGCGGCAAGGCAAGACAACAGCCGCCACCATGGTCGACCATATACAGCCAATCAAACAAGGCGGTCGTGCATTGGATATGGATAACCTGCAGAGTCTGTGCTGGAGCTGCCATAGTGCCAAATCCATCAAGGAAGGCAGTCGCTTCGGCAGACGATGACGGAGGCAGGGGCGGTCTGAATCTCTACAGGTAATTATTGCCGAGACGGGCGTGGGGTCACGCGCGAAAAATCGGGAAATCAAGTGGGGGTATACCCCCCGAAATCAAGATTTTCGGAAAATCAAGTTTGAAAAGGAGGTGCGGCAGATGGCAAACGGCCACGGCGGCGCTCGCCCCGGCGCAGGGCGAAAAAAGAAGGCGCTATCAGAAAAGCTGGTGGACGGTAACCCCGGCAAGGCACCGCTGACAAAAATCCAGTTCGGGATGCAGGACAGCGGCCTCGCAGGTGAAGACATGCCGCCCATCGCAGAATACTTAACGCAGGTCACGAAAAACAGCAACCAGAACCTCACACCGCAGATTTACGCGGATACATGGAAATGGCTCAACGATCGTGGCTGCGCTCACCTCGTAAAGAAGGAACTGATCGAGCAGTACGCGCTGTATGTCACCCGCTGGATACAGTGCGAGGAAGGCATCAACCAGTACGGCCTGTTGGCAAAGCATCCGACAACGCAGATGCCGATCGCCAGCCCCTATGTTTCCATGGGTCTGAACTTTTTGAAGCAGGCCAATGTGCTGTGGTTGCAGATATACCAGATCGTCAAGGAGAACTGCGAAACCCCGTTGGGCAGCAGCAATCCCAACGATGATCTCATGGAACGGCTGTTGGGATAACGGAGGCGCACATGGATATAGGACTCATCGATGTGGACAGCCACAACTTCCCAAACCTCTGCCTCATGAAGCTGGCAGCATACCATAAAGCGCAGGGCGATCGTGTCGGATGGTACGATCACGACCGCCATTATGACATCGTATATCAATCAAGGGTATTCGATGACACCTACAGCAAAGACATTGACTTCATACCGAATGCGACGCAGGTCATCAAAGGCGGCACCGGCTATGGTCTGGACAACAGACTGCCAGACGCGGTGGAACACATCATGCCCGATTACTCGCTATACGGAAAAACAGATACAGCATACGGATTTCTAACGCGCGGTTGCCCTCGGCACTGCGCGTTTTGCATTGTTGGTGATAAAGAAGGTCTACTCAGCCATAAGGTCGCAGACCTGTCAGAATTCTGGAACGGACAGCCGAACATCGAACTGCTCGACCCAAACCTGTTGGCATGCAAAGACCGCATGGAGCTACTGGATCAGCTGATCGACAGCCGCGCCATGGTGAACATCAACCAAGGCTTCGACATACGCCTCGCAAATGAGGAAGTCGCAGAAAAGCTGGGCAGGATGCGCGTCAAGCGAATCCACTTCGCGTGGGATAACCCGCAGCAGGATTTGACGGAACACTTCCGCAGATTCGCAGCGGCATACCGGCGCAAGTCGGACAGCGGCAAGATGGTGTATATCCTCGTCAATTTCAATTCGACGATGGAGGAAAACCTGCACCGCATCTACACCGTGCGCGATTTGGGCTATGACCCGTATGTGATGGTGTACGACAAACCAAACGCACCGATCGAGATCAAGCATCTGCAGCGGTGGGTCAATAACAAATTTGTATTCCGCAAGTGCAGGCGCTTCGAGGAATACCGAACAGGAGGATCATAAATGAACATTCAACAGGTATCCGTCGATAAGCTGAAGGCGGCGGCATACAACCCCCGCAAGCAGCTTAAACCCGGCGATGCGGAATACGAAAAGCTCAAGCGCAGCATTACGGAGTTCGGCTATGTGGAGCCGGTCATCTGGAATAAGACCACCGGCAATGTGGTCGGTGGCCACCAGCGATTGCAGGTGCTGAAAGATCTCGGACACACCGAGGTTGCCTGCGTCATCGTGGAGCTGGACGAAAAGCGCGAAAAGGCGCTCAATGTAGCGCTGAACAAAATCCAAGGTGAATGGGATAAGGATAAGTTGGCGGCCTTGCTCACAGAGCTGGACGGCAGCGAATTCGATGTTACGCTCACAGGTTTTGAAGCGGCAGAGATCGACGAACTCATGAACGCGTTTTATTCCAAAGAAGCGGTGCAGGATGATTTCGATGTGGACGAAGAACACAAAGAGATCAAGGCCAAGGGTGCGATCACAAAGACCGGCGACATTTGGAAGCTGGGCGTCCACCGTCTTATGTGCGGCGACAGCACCAGCAGCGCCGACTTCGCAAAACTCATGAACGGCAACAGAGCGCAGATGAGCGTAACCTCACCTCCCTACGGCGTAGGCAAGGATTACGAAACCAAGGGCATCGACCCGTGGTTTGATACCATGCGTCCCGTGATCGAAAACCTCACCAAGTACGCAGGCATCGTCTGCTGGAACCTTGGCGACCTCTACTCCACCGGCACACAGTTCATCGAACCCACCAGCGTGTATAGCGTGGACATGTTCAGTAAGTGCGGATTCCGTCCCATCTGGATTCGCATTTGGAAGAAGCAAGGCATGAACTTCGGTGTCGGACCCTATCACTTGGTCACCAACAAACCCGTTCAGCAGTACGAATACATCAGCGCATTCAGCCGTAACGGCGATGTGGAATACAACGATCAAGAGTACATGTGGCTGTCGGCCTTCGCAGGTCACGCATACAAGTTCGTAAAGCGACTGACCAAGGAGGAACGAAAGAACTGGGGCTACGCTGGCATCTGGGAGATGAACACGGTACGCGCCAATAAGGATCACCCGGCCATGTTCCCTGTGGAGCTGCCGTGGCGATGCATCAAAATGCACTCCGATCGTGGCGACATCGTGGTAGAACCTTTCAGCGGCAGCGGCACAACCATCATTGCATGTGAGCAGTCGGAGCGCGTCTGCTATGCAATGGAGCGCAGCCCCGAATACTGCGACCTTGCGGTAAAACGCTGGGAACAGTTCACTGGACAGAAGGCCGAGAGGATCACCTCGGATGGCCAAGGTTGATAAGCAGGAGCTGTATCGCTTACAAGCGCTCCCGCTCGATGAGAAAATCGCCATCGCGCAGAAGGCAATCCGCGAGTTCGTGGAACACTTCGGCGTCGATGGCATTTACATTTCGTTCAGCGGCGGCAAAGACAGCACCGTGCTGATACACCTATGTCGCCAGCTATACCCAGACCTCGTCGGGCTGTACAGCGACACAGGATTGGAGTTCCCAGAGATACGCGACTTCGTTCAGACCTTCGATAATATCACAGTCGTCACTCCGAAGATGCACCACAGAGAGATGCTGAAAAAGTGCGGATACCCTGTGGTGTCAAAGGAGCAGGCTGAATGGATATACCGCATTCGCAGCGGCACCAGCAGCGGCGCGATACAGAAAGCGTTCTACGGTCTAAACCTCGACGGCACACCCACCCGCTTCAAGTTATCGGAGCAATGGAAATACCTGCTGAACGCACCATTCAATATTGGGTCTGGCTGCTGCAAGGAAATGAAGCTCAAGCCCATCGCGGAATATGTAAAGAAGACCGGCCGCGTCCCGATCATGGGAACAACGGCATCGGAGTCAGCTCTCCGCGCCCAGAAATTCCTGCAGTACGGATTTTATAATCTGGAAGGTAAAAAAGCGCAATGCACCCCCATGAGCATCTGGACAGACGACGATGTGTGGGAATACATCCACCGCTTCAGCCTTCCGTACTGCAAGATATACGACATGGGCTACGATCGCACCGGCTGCGTGTTCTGCATGTTCGGAGCGCATCTGGATAAGGAACCGAACCGTTTCCAAAAGCTGCAGCGTACACACCCAGACCTGTGGCGGTACTGCATGAAGCCATATGATGATGGTGGATTGGGACTACGCGAGGTGCTGGAATTCATGGGCATACCATACGAGAACTACTTACTGGAGGAAGAATAACATGTTTGAAAAAGTAAATCCCGCGCACCCCGATAAGATCGCAGATCGTATCGCAGGAGCGCTCGTAGACTTGGCATACACACAGGAAAAGAACCCGAAGATCGCCGTGGAGGTGTTGATCGGTCACGGCATCTGCCATATCGTCACCGAGACTTCCACCCACTTGGCGCTGGAGGATGTGCAGGAAATCGTCAGCAGGATCGCAGGCGACGGCGTCGCAATCGATTACCAAGAGGCCGAGCAGGATCCCATTTTGGCTGGCAACCAGTCAAAGAAAATCCGCTGTGGTGACAACGGCATCTTCCGTGGTGTACCCGTAACCGATGAGCAGCGCAGGCTGTCCGATATCGCCCGTATCATTTACGGCCAGTATCAGTGCGACGGCAAATACATCGCAGACGGCAGCAGACTCATCATCTGCCAGAGCAACGCGGTGGATACTGACCTCGCAGCGTTATATCCCGACGCAGAGATCAATCCGCTGGGTTACTGGACAGGCGGCACCAATGTGGACAGCGGCGCAACCAACCGCAAGCTGGGATCGGATATGGCTGACTCCATCACAGGTGGCGGCCTTCACGGCAAAGACTTGTCCAAGGCCGATGTGTCCGTGAACATTTACGCTTGGCTCAAGGCGCAGGAATACGGCGTACCCGTAGAACTGTGCTGCGCCATCGGTGATGACACCATCGACGGCAGACCATACTCGGAGATCGTGAGAATCGCCCGTGAATACATCCGCGCCATCGGAGGTTTTGAAAGCTTTGCGGAATGGGGTCTTGTGTGATGGAGATACGGAAGATCAGCGTGGACAGGCTGCTCCCCGCGAAATACAATCCGAGAAAAGACCTGCAGCCCGGAGATCCCGAATTCGAAAAACTGAAACGCAGCGTTGAGGAATTCGGGTATGTAGAACCGATCATCTGGAATCAGCGCACCGGCATCGTTGTTGGTGGACACCAGCGACTGAAGGTGCTGCAGCATCTTGGATACACCGAGGTAGACTGCGTGGTGCTGGACATCGATGAGCAGAAGGAAAAAGCCCTCAATGTGGCGCTGAACAAAATCAGCGGCGATTGGGATATGCCGTTATTGACCGCACTGTTAAAGGACTTGGACGAAAGCGGCTTCGATGCAACGCTCACCGGCTTCGATGTTTCGGAAATGAGCGACATGTTCGATGACCAGTCGGAGATCGTGGAAGACGAACCACCCGCCGTCGCACCGCAGGAGGAAGCGCCGATCAGCAAGCCCGGAGATCGCTGGCTGCTGGGCGACCATGTCCTGTACTGCGGCGATAGCACCAAGGCCGAAGATGTGGCAGCACTCATGGCTGGAGCGGTCGCAGACCTCTGTATTACCGACCCACCTTACAATGTTGCATACGAAGGCAGCAACGGCAAGACCATCCAAAACGACAATATGCCAGAGGAACAGTTCGTGGCTTTTCTGACTGCAGCATTCAAGCAGATGCATGCGGTTATGAAACCCGGCGCTCCGTTTTATATCTGGCATGCGGAAACTGAAGGCGGTGCATTCCGCAGGAGCTGCAGCGCAGCACTGGGCAAGGTGCGCCAGATGCTGATCTGGAATAAGAACAGCTTCACCATGGGTCACCAAGACTACCAGTGGAAACATGAAGCATGCATCTACGGCTGGACAGACGGCGCAGCGCATTACTTCGTGGACGATCGCACACAGGCCACCGTCATCGAGGATAAGCGCATCGACATCAATAAGCTGAAGAAGGATGAGATGCGGCAGCTGCTCCGCGACATATTCAGCGACAAAGTATCCACCACGATACTGAATGAAGACAAACCCGCCCGCAACGATGATCACCCGACGATGAAACCGCTGAAGCTGCTTGCCAGACTGGTGAAGAACAGCAGCCGACAGGGCGATATCGTCCTCGACACCTTCGGTGGCAGCGGCAGTACGCTGATCACCTGCCAGCAGCTCGGCAGGCGTTGTTACACCATGGAACTGGATCCCAAGTATGCCGATGTGATCGTCAAGCGGTACATGAAATTCACCGGCGCAACGCAGGTGGAGGTCATCCGAGACGGTAAAAAAATAGTTGTGACTTAAATGCTAATTCTCGTTCTTTTCTCTGGACTTTACCCCTTCTTTCTGGCTTAATTGTCCTACCAAAAACACAGGAGGCAACAGCAATGACCATAGAAAAAGCACAGAAAGACTTCGATGAGCTGATCGCAAAGAACGGCTTCACCTATGTAACCACCACCGACCTCGGCCACAGCATCTACCACAGAGAGTGGCACCGCAAGGTACAGGTCGCATGGTACGGCGAACAGGATGACACGCTGGAAGTTCGGATCACACTGAGCTACGGATACCCGCTGGTGGTAGTCAAACGCAACGGCAAGCAGGATCCCAAGTTCATGCGCGACTACAGCAGCCCCAAGAGAGCGATGAACGCAATCCGCGAGATCGTCAGATGCGCGGGCTTCGAGTGGTAAGGAGGTAACGGATATGTGGAAAGAAGGCAGCATCAAGGTTAACAGCAGCATCTTCCATTACTGGATGAAGCAATTCGATGAAGGCTCCGAATGGGGCATCGAAGGCGGCAGGATCAGTAAGCTGATGATCAAGCGCGGCGGCGAAATCGTATGCAACTACGATCGCGGCTGGGACATCAAGCCCAGCGACCCCGACGCACAACTGGCCATGGAGATCATCCTCCACGGCGAAAACTGGTAAGGAGGGCGCGGCGATGATTCGACTGAACAAGTTCTACGATCTGGTCAGCGGGTACGCCCGCATCCTGCTGGTGAACGAAGACGGCAGCAAGGAATACTTCTGCGGCGACCTGCGACGCATCCCCGATAAGTACGATGAGTGCGAGGTCGTAAACTTCAGCATGAGCTACGACGGCACCATCACATTCCAGCTGAAGGAGGTGGTCGAATGAGTCTCACGAAGCGGCAGCAGCGCAAAGTGCTGACGATCGCCAAGAAGCACTTCTACGGCGTAAAAGAACGCGGCGATCTGGAACCGAGATACCATGACGCAGAGGACTTCCTCGACATTGCGGTATGGTGCTTGAAGGCAGCGCTGGAGGAAGCATACGAACTCGGCCTCAAGGAGGGTCAGCATGAAAAAGGATAAACCCATCGTGGAGTATGACCCCTACGGCCACAGCGGCAACATCTACTGGATACTCGGAGAGGTCAGTAAGATCATGCGTAAGCAGCGCAGATACACCGACTTCAACAACCTGCGCGATCGGGTCTTCGAGGCGCAGAGCTACGAAGAAGCACTGGAGATCATCGGTGAGGAGGTCACACTAAAACGAAAACGCAGATAACAATATGACGGCGGCAGCGCGTGGGCGCTGTCGTTTTTTGCAGCGAGGAGGAAATCAGTGGACACTGGACAGATCATAGTACCCGAAAAGAAAATCATTACCAATCCCTCCCTCGCAGATAGAGCAGTCGCATTCATCAATGCGTTGAAGCATACCAAGGGCGAATGGCATGGTAAGAACTTCGAACTGCTCCCATGGCAGGAAACCATCGTGCGTGATGTGTTCGGCACCGTGAAGCCCAACGGCTACCGGCAATACAACACGGCGTATGTTGAAATACCGAAGAAGCAAGGCAAGAGCGAACTCGCAGCAGCGATCGCTCTTTATTTGTTGGCTGGCGACGGCGAATGGGGCGCTGAAGTTTATGGCTGCGCTGCAGACAGGCAGCAGGCGTCCATCGTATTCGATGTTGCCTGCCAGATGGTCGAACAATGCCCCGCGCTGAAGAAGCGCATCAAGCCGGTGCTTTCCCAGAAGCGACTGGTGTACACCCCGCTCAACAGCTTCTACCAAGTGCTATCGGCAGAAAGTTACACCAAACACGGTCTGAATGTTCACGGCGTGGTATTCGACGAACTTCACGCTCAGCCGAACAGACTGCTATACGATGTTATGACACACGGCTCTGGCGACGCGCGAAAGCAGCCGCTTTTCTTTTTGATCACCACAGCAGGTACCGATCGCAACAGCATCTGCTGGGAGATACACCAAAAGGCAAAAGACATCATGGCAGGTCGAAAACATGACCCGACCTTCTACCCCGTGATATACGGCATCGATGACGATGATGATTGGTCGGATGAGCAGGTGTGGTACAAGGCCAATCCGTCACTGGATGTAACGGTGGATGTGGATAAACTCCGAGCAGCATACAACAGCGCCAAAGAAAATCCCGCCGAGGAAAACCTGTTCCGACAGCTACGACTCAACCAGTGGGTCAAGCAGTCGGTGCGCTGGATGCCAATGGATGCATGGGACAAATGCGACAGCGCAGTAGATCCCGAATCGCTGATCGGGCGCGAGTGCTACGCAGGCCTCGACCTTTCCAGCAGCACAGATATTACGGCCTTCGTGTTGGTGTTCCCGCCACGCAGCGACGATGAGAAATATGTCATCCTCCCGTACTTCTGGGTACCAGAGGATACGCTGGCGCTTCGGGTACGGCGCGATCATGTACCATACGATGTGTGGGAAAAGCAAGGGTCGATTATGACCACGGAGGGAAATGTAATTCACTATGGATACATCGAGGACTTCATCGAAGACCTCGGTACGAAATATAACATCCGCGAAATCGCCTATGACCGATGGGGCGCGGTACAGATGAGCCAGAATCTTGAAGGCGCAGGATTTACCATCGTACCATTCGGACAGGGCTTCAAGGACATGTCGCCTCCCACCAAGGAGCTAATGAAGCTGGTGCTGGAGGGCAGGATCGCACACGGCGGCAACGCGCCGCTGCGCTGGATGATGGACAACATCTATGTCCGCACAGATCCCGCAGGCAATATCAAGCCCGACAAAGAAAAATCTACTGAACGAATCGACGGTGCGGTGGCAACGATCATGGCGCTGGACAGAGCGATTCGTCACCAAGGCAATGGTGCTTCGGTCTACGATGACCGAGGCATTTTGTTTATTTGAAAAGGAGCGTGATTTACAAATGGGAATGTTCTCTGGACTATTCCGATCAAGAGATAAGCCCCAAAACAGAACCGCAGGCAGCGGATACACCTTCTACATGGGCGGCACCACTGCAGGCAAGACCGTCACAGAACGATCAGCCATGCAAATGACAGCGGTGTACTCCTGCGTCAGAATACTGGCCGAGGCCATCGCAGGCCTGCCGCTACATGTATATAGGTACACAAAGAACGGCGGCAAGGAAAAAGCCATCGACCATCCGCTGTACTTGCTTTTGCACGATGAGCCGAACCCCGAAATGAGTTCGTTTGTGTTCCGAGAAACCCTCATGACACATCTGCTCCTCTGGGGTAACGCATACGCACAGATCATCCGCAACGGCAAAGGTGAAGTCATCGCCCTGTACCCGCTCATGCCAAACAAGATGACGGTGGACAGAGACGAAAAAGGCCAGCTGTATTACACCTACCAGCGATCAAACGATGAAGCAGCCACCATGAAGGGGTCAACAGTCACGCTGAAGCCCAGCGATGTGCTGCACATCCCCGGCCTCGGCTTCGACGGACTCGTCGGTTACTCACCGATCGCCATGGCAAAGAACGCCATCGGCATGGCCATCGCCTGCGAGGAATACGGTGCAAAGTTCTTCGCTAATGGCGCTGCACCGGGCGGTGTGCTGGAACACCCCGGCACAATCAAAGACCCGCAGCGTGTGCGCGAAAGCTGGCAATCCACCTTCGGCGGCAGCGGCAACGCAAATAAAATCGCGGTGCTGGAGGAAGGAATGAAATACACGCCAATCGGGATCAGCCCCGAACAGGCGCAGTTCCTTGAAACCCGCAAATTCCAAATCAACGAAATTGCTCGAATTTTCCGCGTCCCACCTCACATGGTCGGTGACTTGGAAAAGTCGAGCTTTTCTAATATTGAGCAGCAGTCGCTGGAGTTCGTGAAATACACCCTTGACCCGTGGGTCATCCGCTGGGAGCAGGCGTTCATGCGCTCACTGCTCCTGCAGGATGAAAAGGCAGAATACTTCGTCAAGTTCAACTTGGAAGGTTTGCTGCGCGGTGATTACCAGAGCAGAATGAACGGATACGCCATCGCCAGACAAAATGGCTGGATGAGTGCAAACGACATTCGTGAGCTGGAGAATCTGGATCGCATCCCCACAGAAGAAGGCGGCGACCTGTACCTCATCAATGGCAACATGCTCCCGATGGCCAGCGCAGGAGCTTTTGCAAATACAACCCCCAACAATGACGGAAAGGAGGATTCCGATGAAGACGAAGAAGTTCTGGAAGTGGACGAATCTGGCGGCGACGGAGACGGCACCGGTGGAGAGAGTCCTGCATCTGAACGGAACCATCGCAGAAGAAAGCTGGTTTGACGATGATGTCACACCCCAGCTTTTCAAGGATGAACTGTTCGCAGGCGACGGCGATATCACCGTGTGGATCAACAGTCCCGGCGGCGATTGCGTAGCAGCAGCCCAGATCTACAACATGCTCATGGACTACAAGGGCAATGTCACCATCAAGATCGACGGCATCGCAGCGTCCGCTGCTTCCGTCATTGCTATGGCAGGCACCAAGGTGCTGATGTCGCCTGTGTCCATGCTGATGATTCACAATCCCATGACAGTCGCCATGGGCGATGCAGGCGAAATGGAAAAGGCCATTGAGATGCTTGGCAGCGTGAAGGATTCCATCATCAACGCATACGAGATCAAAACTGGTCTGTCCCGTGCAAAGATTTCCCACCTCATGGATGCGGAAACTTGGATGGACGCCCATAAAGCTGTGGAGCTTGGCTTTGCCGATGACATTCTGGCTCGACCTTCCGATGCTGTACCCCCGCAGGTGCAGCCGCAGGAAGAAGACGAGGATGATGACGATCCCGACGAGCAGGAGGAAAAGCCCAAGGCAATGCTGTTCTCCCGCAAGCAGGTGAACACCACACTCATGAACAAGCTGCAGCATCGCATGGCGGCGCAGGCAGCAAAAATCAACCCGAAGGTCAAAGAGCGTTCGGTCGCAGACATCATGGCGCGACTGGATGACATCAAGAAATTCATGTAATGGAGGATAACAACATGACTATTATCGAACTGCGCGCAAAGCGCAATAAGGCGTGGGAAGCAGCCAAGGAGTTTGCTGAAACCCACAGAACCCCCGCTGGCACTCTTTCCGCAGAGGATGAGGCCACCTACAATGCACTGGAGAAACAGATCATGGACTATGGTCGTGAAATCCAGCGCATGGAGCGACAGGAAGCGATCGACGCAGAGCTGGCCAAGCCCGTTACCGCTCCCATCACCGGCAGACCCGGCAATCAGCAGGAGGAAAAGAAGACTGGCCGCGCTTCTGATGAATACAGACAGGCCGTCCTCGCTGCCCTCCGCTCCAACTTCCGCAAGGTCAGCAATGTGCTTTCCGAAGGCGTGGACGCACAGGGCGGCTACCTCGTACCCGAGGAATACGATCGCCGCTTGATCGATGTGCTGACCGAGGAAAACATTATGCGTAACCTCGGCACCAAGATCACCACCAGCGGTGAGCATAAGATCAACATCGCGGCCACTAAACCCGCTGCAGCGTGGATCGAGGAAGGCGGCGCACTCACTTTCGGTGACGCTACCTTCGACCAGATCATCATGGACGCGCACAAGCTCCATGTTGCCATCAAGGTCACCGAGGAATTGCTCTACGACAATGCGTTCAATCTGGAGAACTACATCATCACCCAGTTTGGCAAGGCACTTGCCAATGCCGAGGAAGATGCGTTCCTCAACGGCGACGGTGTCGGCAAGCCCCTCGGCCTGCTTGCTGCTGAAGGCGGCGCAGAGGTTGGCGTGACTGCCGCTTCCGCAACTGCCATCACCGCAGATGAGATTATCAACCTCATCTATTCCCTCAAGCGTCCCTATCGTAAGAGCGCCAAGTTCATGTGCAACGATCAGACGCTGGCAGCCATCCGCAAGCTGAAGGACAGCACCGGCCAGTACCTCTGGCAGCCCTCTTTGCAGTCTGGTGAACCCGACCGCATCCTCGGCTACGAGGTAATGACCTCTCCTTATTTCCCCGTGATCGCAGGCGGCAAGCCCGCTATGGCGTTTGGCGATTTCAGCTATTACAACATCGGTGATCGCGGCACCCGTTCCTTCGCGGAACTCAAAGAGCTGTTCGCTGGCAACGGCATGGTCGGCTTCGTGGCCAAGGAGCGCGTCGACGGCAAGCTGGTACTTCCCGAAGCAGTCAAGCTGCTCGTCATGAAGTCTGCGTAATGAAAGGAGGCGGCGGTGATGGATGAACTTCTCACGAAGGTCAAGCAAAATCTGATCGTGGAACACGCGGTGGACGATGCGCTCATTAGGAGCTACATTGCCGCCGCTGTTTCATATGCGGAAAGCTATCAGCACATCCCCGCAGGCAGCTATACGGAAAAAGCGATGCCAGCAACGACCGAGCAGGCCGTGGTAATGCTGGCATCGCATTTCTATGAAAGCAGAGACGGCAGCACTGGTGGCTTCTTCGCAGATAACCCGCAGGCAGCCACGCAGGTATGGAACACCGTCAATCTACTGTTACGGCTCGACCGAGAATGGAAGGTGTGAGCATGAGCTTTGGAAAAATGAACAGCTTCATTGACATCGTCATCATGCGAAAGACCAAGGATCCCGAAGGATTTGCCACTACCGCTTATGATGTGGTTGCATCTGTCCGCGCGTATCGTGAAGGCAGACACGGCAGTCAGCGGTGGGCAAACCTCGCGGCATTCTCGGAGGCAACCGACCTTTTCCGCTTCCGCTGTATTCCCGATGTGACGGTAACCACCGATCACATCATCTACAGTGGCGGTGAGAAATTCGATATCACATCCGTGGAGGATGTGAAGGGTCGCGGCATGTACACAGAAGTACTGGCGAAAAAGGTGGTGGCGACCAATGGCAAAAGCTGAAGTTCAGTTGCCAGAGGAAATGCTCACCCGCCTATCACAGCTGGGCGCAAAATCCGATGAGATCGCAGAAAAGATGCTGGAGGCAGGCGGTGAAGTCCTACTATCCCGCGTCAAGAGCAACCTCGCAGGTGTGATCGGCAAGGATACCAAATATCCCTCCGAAAGCACTGGTGAGCTGGAGCGGTCGCTGGGTCTATCGCCTGCAAAGCTGGACAGGAACGGCAACCATAATATCAAGGTGGGCTTCTCGGAGCCGAGATCAGACGGCGGCAGCAACGCCCAGATTGCCAATATCATCGAATACGGCAAGCATGGGCAGCCAGCAAAACCGTTTCTGAAACCTGCGAAATCTGCTTCCAAGGCAGCCGTCATTGAAGCAATGAAACAGACATTCGAACAGGAGGTCAGCAAGCTATGAGCGTACTGGCAGATTTGCAAACCACGCTGGGCGGGCTGAAGATCCCGATCGAAACTGGCGTATTTACGGATAAGGCACCCGATCAGTACATGGTCGTGGTGCCGCTTTCCGACACCTTCGAGCTTCACGCGGACAACACCCCAGAAGGTGAAACGCAGGAAGCGCGGATATCCATTTACACGCAGGGCAGCTACACCAAAGCGAAAAACGCGGTGGTGAAAGCGCTGCTGCGTGATGATTTTACCATAACCGGCAGGCAATACATCGGTTATGAAACAGAAACAGGCTACCACCACTACAATGTGGATGTGGCCAAGTATTACGAATTGGAGGAATAATCATGGCTACGATTGGTCTTGATATGCTGCACTATGCCAAGATCACCGAGGATGAGAACGGTAACGAAAGTTACGGCACCCCGCAGAAATTGGCAAAGGCAATGAGCGCTGACCTATCCGTGGAGCTGGCAGAGGCCACGCTGTACGCGGACGATGGCGCAGCGGAAATCGTCAAGGAGTTCAAGAGCGGCACCCTCTCCTTGGGTGTGGATGACATCGGCGCAACGGTGGCATCCGACCTTACTGGTGCAACCATCGATAAGAATGGCGTCGTCATTTCCACCGGCGAAGACGGTGGCGATCCCGTTGCGATCGGCTTCCGTGCCAAAAAGAGCAACGGCAAGTACAAATACTTCTGGCTGTACAAGGTGAAGTTCGGCATCCCCGCGACCGCACTTGCGACCAAGGGCGACAGCATCACCTTCAGCACTCCCACCATCGAAGGCACCATCCTTCGCAGAAACAAGCTGGACGGTGCGAACAAGCATCCTTGGAAGGCAGAGGTCACCGAAGGTGAAAGCGGCGTAGCAGCCGCCACCATCGCCAACTGGTACAAGGATGTCTACGAGCCGACCTACGCGGCAGCGGCTACGGAATAAGGAGGATCACACATGGACACTGAGCGCAGCGCAATTATCGTGGTCGGCGGTGAAGAATACACCCTTATGCTGACCACCAAGGCAACAAAGGAAATCGCAGGCCGTTACGGCGGTCTGGAAAACTTGGGCGAAAAGCTCATGAAAAGCGAAAACTTCGAGATGGCCATCGGAGAGATTGTGTGGCTGATTACGCTTCTGGCAAATCAGTCGCTGCTCATCCACAATTTGAAGCACAAAGATCAGCCCAAGGAGCTGCTCACCGAGGAAATGGTGGAACTGCTCACGGTACCGGCTGATCTGGCAACCTACAAGGCGGCCATTACGGAGGCGCTTTACAAAGGCACCAAGCGTAACATCGAAAGCGAGGCCGACGCAAAAAACGCGGTAGTCGGGTAACAGACGAAGAACTGTTCACCCGACTTTTATATTATGGCATGGCGCACCTCCACATGAAGCAGGACGAAGTATGGCTCACGCCCTTCGGCCTGCTTTTGGATTTGTGGGAATGTCATAAGCAGTATAACGGAATCGCCAAACCGAAGCGCGAGGTGTTCATAGACGACATTATCCCCGCAGGCGTGTAGGAGGTGGTTAGATGGCGGATAATTTCGGTCTGAAGATCGGGCTGGAAGGCGAAAAAGAATTCAAAAAATCCATATCCGAAATCAACCAAACCTTCAAAGTGCTGGGCAGTGAGATGAAGCTGGTAACAGCGCAGTTCGATAAGAATGACAATTCCATCGAAGCGCTGACCGCTCGTCAACAGGTACTCGGTAAAGAGGTTGACGCGCAGCGTCAGAAGGTAGAAACCCTTCGTGCTGCGTTGGCAAACGCCACCGAGAGCTTTGGAGAGAACGATCGCAGAACCCAGCAGTGGCAAATTCAGTTGAATAATGCCGAAGCAGCGCTCATCGATTTGGAACGGCAGCTGGACGAAAGCACCGATGCTCTGGATAAGGCAGGTCGCGAGATGGATGACACCGGCGATCAAGCTGATGATATGGGCGACGAAGTTGACGAAGCTGCCGACGAAGCGGATGACGCAGGCAAATCCTTCGAATCGCTTGGTACTATCTGCAAGGCGACCGCCGCTACCATGGCGGCAGCATTTGCAGCAGTATCGGCTGCGGCCATTGCAGCAGGCAAAGCACTGGTGGATATGGCAGTCGAAGGTGCAGCATACGCGGACACTGTATTGACCGAGGCCACCGTCACAGGCATAGCCACGGATAAACTGCAGGAGTACATGTACGCAGCGGAACTGGTGGATGTATCCACAGAGACGCTGACAAAATCCATGGCCAAGCAGATCAAATCCATGAAGGCGGTGCAGGACGGTACAAAGTTGTCTGTGGAGGCATACGACAAACTGGGCGTTTCCGTTATGAACGCAGACGGCAGTTTGCGTGACTCCGATACCGTGTACTGGGAAGTCATCGACGCCCTCGGTAAGATCGAGAATGAAACCGAACGCGACGCGCTGGCTATGCAGATACTCGGCAAGTCAGCGCAGGAGCTAAACCCCCTCATCGAGCAGGGCGCGGAACGAATGCAGGAGCTTGGCGATCAAGCGCGAGAAGCAGGATATGTGGTCAGCGACGAAATGCTGAATGCATACGGTGCGTTAGACGATCAGCTGCAGTACCTCAAGGTAGGCGCAACGGCAGCAAAGAACGCACTCGGCACTGTGTTGCTTCCCGTACTGACCAACCTTGCAGGTGAAGGCGTCGACCTTCTCGGTGAGTTCACCAACGGCATACTGGAGGCCAACGGCGACATCGGCAAGATGTCCGATGTGATCGGAGATATCCTGCCGA